ATCACTTGTTATTTTAGTTTTTTCTGTATAGACTTATATACTTCAAGTCCTTCATCAGTTTTAAACCAAGCAGCTAATGCTGAATAAGTGTTTTCTTCGAATGGAACTGTCATAAGCTTTTTCTTATTACTAGCCCATCTAACTGTTCTACCATCAGGTGCTAAGTCTAAGATTTTAGCTTCTACAGCTTTAATACCAAAGTTTCTTAGTTCAACATTTTCATCATTTGCTAAATCTAAGAACAGTTTAGAGTTTCTTTTAGCAAAAACTAATAAATCTCTTTTAAGCTCTTTAGAACTCATTGTAGACACATTAGAGCCAAGCTCAACTCTTAGTATAGCTTCAGCTTGATCAATATCCATTTGATAAGCTAAATTTAAAGCTTGTATTTCTAGTTCTATAGCATCGTATTGATCTTCAGCTTCTTCTACTTTGTCATACTCTTCAAATATAACATTTCTATGAGGATGCTTTTCTAAAAACTCTTGTAAATTTCTTTTTTGCATTGGAACAAATAAAACACCTTCTTCAAAAACAATATGTTTTAAAGTTACAGATCCTTTTTGCTCGTCAACAAATATTGATTTTTGATTACTAGCATATCTCATTTCTCTTTCATAACCTTTTTCAGGATCAAACCATACTAAAGGGTATCTAGCTGAGTGTCTGCTAGGTAATGTATATGTTAAAGGCTTGTGTCTGCCCATTAAATAATAAGTTCTATTTTTATACTCCCAATTATCTTTTTTCTCTGGAGTCTTTTTTTCTTTTGTTTCCATAATATAATATAATATAATAATTAATAAAGACCCCGCCGAAGCGGGATCTTTTATATATAGTTTATGATATTGTTACTTTTTCAATATCAACACTAGTTACCAAAGTTGGTAAACCAACAGGTACAGCAGGGCCAGAAGCTCCATTTGCTAATTCAATAGCAGCATTTACTTTTTTCCTTACATCAGGATCAGTAAGAGCAGCAGTTGTAGCATATGTGACTTCAGCTCTTAAATACTTGTCGTCTCCTATTTGTACACCATAATCAATGTTGATTTCAGTGTTGCTAGCAGTACTTACATGTATTATGTTGTCAGCAGGAAGTAAATCTACTTCGCCGCTTGCTTTTAAAAATGATATATATCCCATAATTTCTAATCTTTAAATGTTAAACAATAATTAAGCTCCTTTAAATAACACGAAGTTATTAGCAGCTTGAGTTACTAAACATCTTTCAGATAAGAAACTTACAGTCATAGCATCTAGTGTGTCAGTGTATGCACCACCAACAGATCCAGTTACCCAAGACTTCATTCTTCTGTCTTCAGTTTCAGAAGCTCTATATCTTACGTGTAAGAAAGGACGTCTGATATTTTGACCTAACATTTGATCGTATACTGTAGTAGTTCCAGCAGGTACTAATACACCATCGATTTCTTTATCCATACCTCTAGTAGAAGCATCATTTAGATATTTCCAATCAGTTTTATAGAAGTCATAAGAACCTCTTCTAAAACCTGAAAATCCAAAGTTAAGAGCCATATCTCCATCATTGTCAAAAAGACCATATGAAGCAGAAGCTGTAGAAGCATAAGATCCATTTACAGCAGCAATCATATCATCAAAATCTAGAGCAGTAGCTCTTGATAAAAATAACATGTTTTCTTCAATAGCACCTTGCTTATCTAGGTTTTTAAGGATTTCATCGAAATCAGCTAAAGCACCTGAACCAGGAGCAGCAGCACCAGCAAAACCAGAGTATACATTACCTCTTGCTTCAATAGCAGCAAATAAACCTTCAGTACCTTTAATATCTTGATCTGTATTAGCAGGACCAAAATCATAAGGAACATTAGATACAGTAGGATCAGATGGCTTCATAAACTCACCTTCAACCATAGCCATTTCTAAGTAATCTTCAAATCTTAATCTTGTTTCAGACTCAGACTTTAAGTACCATAAATATCCTGATTGACCTTCTTCAGTAGCAACTTCAATCCAACCGATTTGAGCAGTGTCAGATCCGTTAATTTTAAAGTTATCTTTTAAGATTATAGGTGAATTGCTAAATTGAGTAAAAGATGGCTCAATAGAACCTTCCATACCAACAGAACCTTTTCCAAAGTCAGAACCATAAACAAATACGTTACAGTTTCCAGCTCCTAATAATCCAGCAGGTACACCATCAGCAGCTGTACCAGTGTTAAAGCTTCCACCATAAACAGCGATGTTACAAGTAGTATTACTAATAGCTTGCACTACACCTTTAGCCACTATTAATCCTGTAGCAACATCAGACATTAATACTGTTTGTCCAACTCTAATTGCATGTTTAGTTCCACCTGTGTTTGTTAAGTTAGGTGTTAATACAGCATTATGAGAAGCATCATTATTAACGTTAGCTACTTGACTTGCTTTATAAGCTACGTGTAATCTATTTTGTTCAGACCAAATTACTTGATCAGATGTCATTGGCATTTCAGCACCAACCATTCTCAAGAAACCACCAATAGTTCGGTTTCCATATCTTTCAACCTCAGCTTCATAAAGCTCTGGTAGATATTGTTGTGCAAAGTTCCCACCTGCAGCTGAATCAAAAGATAAATAATTATCTTGAAGAGTCATTCTCTGTTGAGCAGGAACAATTGATGCGGGGAAAGACCCGCCAGTTACAAAACCCATGTTTTAAATTTTAGTTGTTTTTTTGTTTTACTTTAAATTTCAACTTAGAAGCATCAACGCCATCAACTGCTTTTACTCTTAATCCATTAATAAAAACATCACCTCCAGCTTGCGGCCTTGCGGTTTCTGTTATATTTTTAGATTTAGCCATTATATCTTTAGTAGCATCAGCTTTGCCTTGCTCATAAAAATGATTAGCTATAGTATCAACATTTTCAGCGGCGTAAATAGCTTTGTGATAACCTACAGCATCAACAACTTCCCCGTCTTTATTTAAGAACTTCTTAACAAACGTGTTTAAGTCAGACTGTTTCTCAGCAACAGCGGCAGGATTAGAAACATTATATCTAAATCTCTTATCACCAACATTAATTTCAAAACCTTTGAAGTCGTTGTTAAAAATTTGATTAGTAGTATTTCTAAAGTTTTCTCTACGCTGTGCAGCTATTTCTTGTTCTTTGTTGTATCTATTGAAAAAGTCTAATGCTTTTTGTTGCTCTTGAGTAACACCAGGTCTCAACTTGATTTCCTCATAGTACTTACTCTTTGAACTTTCTAAAAAGTTTTTGGCTTTTGCAATTTCTTCTTTAAAAAGTAACTGTCTTTTTTTAACAGTTCTTTCTTCGTCCACTTCTTCATCATAAGAAAAACTATCTTCCATTAAGAAGTTTATTTCTTCTTGATTTAAATGTGGTTTAGTTCTTTTGTAGTATTCATTTAATAAAGATTTTTCGTCATAACTAGTATAATCTTTATTTAAATTTACGTAATCTTCTACAGTGCCACCTGTTTCTTCCATAAATGAAACTAATTTTTCGATGTTTTCAGGTAAAGGTTTTCCCGTTACTTTTTCATCTCTTATAGCTTCTTTTAATTCTTGAGTAGTTTCTTTTACTTCTTCTTTTATTTCTTCTACTATAGGTGTTTCTACTTTTTCTTCGGTGGCCCGTACCTCTTCAACCACTTTTTCGCTACTTGTCTCGTCTGTCTTTTTTTCGACAATAGCATTGCTATCATTTGTCTCTTGTGTTTGAACGGCATCTTCTTTTGTTTTTGTTAAATCAACCTTTATATCTTCAGTACTTTTAGTTACTAATTTTTTTGGTTTCTTTTTTATTGTTAAACCTTCTTTAGTATCATCTACTATAGGTTTTTCTTTTGTTTCTTCTGACATAATATAATATAATAATTAATAGTTGTTACATAGGCATTTCATTACCCATGGTTTGGTTACTACCTTGAGTTTCAAAATCTGTAGGTAATAAATTATCTTGGCGCTGTTGTATCATTGCGCTTTGTTGAGTAGCTTGTAATTTAGTTCTATTATCTTTTCGATCTTCAATAAATTGTTCTTTTTCTTTATCTCTTTCAACTTTCATACTAGCTAACTTCATATCGTATTCATACCTTAGCTGTAAAGCTTGTTGATCAATTTGCGCTTGTAATTGCATTTTTTGAATATCAAACTCTGTTTTAGCTTTTTCAATTTCAACTTTACTAGCAGTTAAAGCTTGTTGCTTTTGCATTTCTACTAATGCAGCTTTTTCAGTTGTTTGTTGATTAGCTTGAGCTTGAGCTTGAATATTAGCTTGAGCAGCTTTTTGATCTGCCTCTGCTTTCTTTTTTCTTCTAAATTTAAGAAGTTGATTAGCTAACTTTAAGTTTCTAACTTCTCTTATATCTATAGCGTCTGCTAAATCTATTTGTCCAGCTTTTAAAGCTATTTGTATGTTTTGTTCTAGTTGTGATTTTTCTTCTTCATCAGGTTCTAAACTTATATAAATTCCAAAGTCATGAACTTGTTGCTGCATTAATTCTTCTAATGTTGCAGTATTATAACTAGATATACTATTTTTTAAAGCTTCTCTAGTAAATGGAAACTCTAAAGAATCAGCAACTCGTAGAGATATGTTTTCACAAGCTCTTAAAGTAAGATATAAACTAGACTGTAGTATGTGCCTAGTAGCAGTATTAGAATTTGCAGCAGCTAATTTTTGTAAACCTACTAAAGAGTTTTTATCTGGATTACTGCCATCTCTAGCTTCATTTAAACCAGTTACATCTCTTATAAGTTGTAAGTAGTATTGATAAGTTTGAATTAAACTTTGCATCTTGCTACTACCTGATCCAGCTTTTAATTCTTGTATTGGAACTTTACCTGGGTTCATACTACCATCTTGAGTCATTGATCTACCGACAATACTACCAGTTTGAAAATACATATTTAAAGCTTCAGCTGGATTATAATTAGTACCATTACCTAAATCTACTTCTGCTAAACCGTCCATATCTAAAAATACACCATCAGGAACTATCCTAGACATTACCTGTTGCATTTTTAAATGTGTTAACTGTATCATATCAGCAAAGCCTGTTATTCTACTAACTAAACTTTCTATACGACCTTTGTACATTCTAGGAGCAGATACTGCATAACTAAAATTAACTTTAGTAGTATCAGCTACTGGTCTAGTCATATGCTCTGCTAGCTTCCAGTCTAACATCATAGGATGTCCTAATATTTTAGCTCCAGAATAAAGAGTTTCAATAGTTCTACTAACTCTATTAAAATTTTCACTTTCACCAGGGTTAAAGGTGTCTGGCTTTTCTAATGCTTTTTCTAATCCTTGATCTGTATACTTTATTTTAAAAACTTGATCTGAATAACTTTTATATTCAAAATAAAGAACTTGTATAGTTTGATCGTCTTGTCTACCATTCCAGTTTCTTAAATACTCTGCATTGCCTGGATATTTCTGTATAGTTTCTAGTTCTTCATTAGTTAAGTTAGGATATTGTTTTTTAATATCAGCGAGATATACAGATTTTACTTCACCTACATAATATAAATCCTCAAAGTTTGGATCATTGCTATATGAATAAACTAAAGCTGCTGGATCTACATAGTCAACAACAACACCTTCTGATTTATTCCAAGTAGTCTTTACACATCCTATACCTAATATTGTTAAGTCATAATTTATTCTTTGCCTAGTTAAATCAAATTTATTTTTGTCAAGAATATTATTTATAACTTCTTCTTCTGCTACTTCTACACTTTGTTTGAAGTCCATTTGCAAATGTACTTCTAATTCTTCTTTATCTTGAGGTGCATTAATAGGATCTTGTGAAAATGCTTTAATACCTAAAAGTTCTTGAGCTTGTTCTAAATATTCTCTAGCTTCAATATCAACCATTAAATTTCTAGCATAATCAGTTCTTACTTTACTACATGCTGGATCTTGAGCATAGGCATTTATATCATAGTTTCTTTGAGACATACCGTTAACAACTATATCTACAAACTTTGAAATTACAGGTACTGGTTTCCAGTCTAGATTTAAATAGCTTAAGTCACCGTTTATAGCTAATTCATCTTTGTATTTTTGTACTGGTTGTTCTCCTCTAGCATAAAGTCTTAATAAATTATAATTATTAAAATTTACAGCATAACCAGGAGCAGTTGTACCATATCTATAATTTCTAAACCATTCACCTTCTATAGCTCTACCAACAGCTAGACCGTATTCAATGGTTGCTTTTTCCGCATCTGGTACTACCTGATCTGGAAAAGAACTGTCCATGTTGTAAGAAATTTGCATTTATTTATTTTATTATTTTAGAAATAATCCCATCGTTGTCGTATCTTTTAATTCCTAAACTAATAGGTTGATATTTTCTTTCAGGATTTGGTTTGTACATATTTTTATTACAAGCCATAATAGCTAAGCCAGAGCTTATAGAAGCATCATGCTTTGTTCTATTATTTATATTAAATTGACTCCAGTCTTCTAAAGTTTTAGAAAAATACATATCGCCATAGCCATCAGCTTTTTGACCTACATAATTTTCAATATAACTTTCTATTGCAGCTGCATGAGCTTGTTTAATATCTTCACTAGAGTTAGGTATACCACCTATTTCTTTTTCAGTTGTTGAAAGCTTGTTCCAAATTTTATCTGGTCGGTTCATGCTAAAACCTCTATAGCCTCTACGCTTTAAATAATATAATAATCTAGGTTTATTATTTTCTGCTAATATAGGCATACCGTAAAATACCAAAGACATTAAAACATCTTCAAAAAATATTTCAGCTGTTTGCGGCCTAGCTATATATTCTAAGAAGAAATGATTAGGCGGAGTGTCTTCCATAGAAAACTTAGTTAGTCCGTGTAAAGATCCATTAGAACCTTTACCATCCACAGTACCGCTAATGTCGTAACTGTCACAGCCAAAAGCTCCAACATGTTCGTTACCTGGGTATTTAAGTCCATTTTTTGTAATAACATTATTTTGTAAATAAGTTGGAGGCGCCCATGATATTAAAAATCTTCCATCATTGTTTGGCATAAATTCAACTCTAGTATCTTTAATGCCATTGCTCCATATAAAACTTCCTCTAGTAACAGAAACCTCATTATTTATACTGTCATTATAATCTATTTGTTGATATATTTTTGTTAGATTAAATAAAGTATTTTTAGCTTCATCTCTAAAAGCGTGTGCTTCAGTTCTTGGAAACTGCCTGTAATATTCATTTAAACTGTCTTGATCTGACTTGAGTCCTTCAACTTCGTTTTCCCAGTGTTCAATAACTCCTGTTGTAATAAGGTAACCATCAATTCCTTTGACTGGATTTTTTTCTCCAATGAAGACAGGTAATCCATAAGTGTCCATGAATCCTTCGTAGTTCCACTCCATAGGTATGAACAAGCTATAGAGCCCAGAAGATGTTTGTCCGTTTCTATTTCTTTTAGTAACGTCAGAATTTTCGTATATTTTTTTGAAGTTGTCTCCACCTTTATCTAACGAATTTGAAGTAGAGCCCATCATACATTTACCTACAATTCTAGATCCTAGACGTAAAGTAGTTTTTGTAACTCTCCAGTTATTTAATATATTGTCAGGCCTTTCCCATTTACCACTTTCATCATGAGCTAGTATTTTTAGCTTTTCACCGTCATAAGAGTTATCACCTGTATTTTTCCAATCAATTGTAGTATCTAATCCTTGTATATCTAGTTCTTTAATATTTTCCTGGAGCTTTCTACGAGTAAGCTTTGCGGCCGGAACACGATATGCCAGTTCAGTCTTTGGCCTGTCCATACCATCCTGAATGGGTTTAAAAAAGAACGGGTAGTTAACTGATATTGGTACAACTTTATCTGTAAACATTTTTTTGGCATCGGCTCCAGACTTTGACAATATACCGAATCTAGCGTCGGAAGATATTGTAGCTTGGTTGACAAGTTCTGCACTTGCCATAAAAGAGAATCCAGATCGTCTGTTCTTGAGGTAGCACATACCATAACATCTTTGATCTGCCTTGCATGCTTCCCAGAATATAAAGAAGAGTCTATTTGCTTCTCTATAATCGGGTGCGCCAACGTCGATTTTTGACCACTGCAAGTACATGTAATGAGTACCAGTAATATATACAGGACTGCCATTATTGTAGAAAACAAAACCTTCTTCTCTACGCTTAAATTCTTCATCAATGTAATCATACCACTTTTCTTTAAAATCTAAAGGTAAATCTTCCCAGTCAAATCTTGTTTTTATTCGTTGTAACTCTTTTGGGTACTCAAATTTTTCCCAGTATTGTTCCGCTTTATTTTCGCTTCGTTTGTACGGTTCATGTACTTTTGGTAAAGCAATGCGTAAGTTTTGAATTTCAATGATCTGTCCAATTTGTCCTGTTTTACTTATTACTACAAAATCATAATCTGCATTATATCCGTACTCCCACTTTTTAAATCTATTGTTTTTAGCTAGTATTTTAGAATTAACAACGTCTTTAACTTCTTTCCAAAGTGTTTGTTGATAACTCATTTACTTCTACGTTCTGCAAAGCCTTTAAAGCTTTTAGTTTCTTTATTAATATCTTTACCATCTAATATAGCTTGTTCTTCTTCTATTCTTTGTAGTATTTCAAAAGCATCCATAATACAAAGCTTTTTAGTCGCAGCTGCATTTTTTAATCTATCTGCAGCTAAGTCATCAGCACTATCAGTAATAATTTGTTCTTCAGCTACTTTAATTAACTCATCAACTGCTTTTCGCCCAGCTTGGATTATATTCTCTCTCGTTTCCTTTGTGCTCATGGATTAATGCTATATCATTTGATTTCATACAATAAAGTCGTTCATCATTTATAACAAACTCAAACTCTGAATTTGGTGTGAACGTTACAAGTGTCCCAGGTTTTATTTTAAGAGCTTCTAAGGAACTATTAGTATATTTTATTATACCAAT